GCATAACGAACCCAATCTTTCTCAAATGGGGTACTTTCTAAATCTACCCAATTAGAAAATTTTGCTAAGGTAGATTTTCCAACCCCAGGAAAACCACAAATAATCATATTTTCTCCTTTATAAAATAATTTCATAATCTTTTAGTTGTTCTATAAATTTTATTTTTCCACAATTTTTACAAACAATAACGCCTCTTCCAAAAGAACAGTATAAAAATGGGCTTGCTTCTTCCCAATAAAAATGTGGGCATAAGATTCTATTTATAATAAAATTTTTATATTTTTTCATATTAAAATGCACTTGCTTCTATTTTAGGTGTAACTTTAATTTTTAAATCTTCAATATCCATTAATTCATAATTATAATTAGTTATAAATATAGGATCAATACGGCATATTCCTCTGTCAGATTTACACCAAAGAAGAATATCTTTATATCTTCCTCTTCTATTTTTATAAATAGAAATTTTTATATCAGGCATTTCAATACCCATAGAATTAACAATATTTTTTAATGCTTCTCTATCATCTTGGCTAACTTGAAGCATAATCATACCACAGTCAATTTTATCTGCAATAGCTTTTGCTCCACGAAGTAGATTTTGGTCATATTGTTGAGCTGATACATAATCTGCATTTAACTGAGTTGCAGACATAACAAATACACCATATTGATTACATAAGTCTTTAATTCTTACACTAATCATAAAAAGAATATTATCTTCTCGCAGTCCTTTAACTCCAGCTTTTGAACTAATTTCGCTAAGAATTTTCATACTTGAATGAATATAATCCATAAAAACATATCTCACGCCATATTGACGAATACCAAATTTAATTGTATTTTCAATATCTTGGAGTGAAAAGTCTGGTAATTTTTTAATATATAAAGGACTTTTTGAAAGAATGGCGGCGGCCTCGCTTACTCGCTCCCACTCATCTCCAACATATGTGTTTTCAAGAATGTGATCTTCATTTACTCCAGACAGGAAAGCAATCATCATAGTTTGAATTTCATCTTCTTCCTGCTCTGTGGTAATAAACTGAGTTGGTTCACGAGTTCCATTATCTTCCCATTGTTTTGTTTCAAGATTATAAATTTTATTACAAGCAATAGAACAAGCATCTGCGATCATAGAACGCGTTTTTCCGACGCCAGTAGCCGCAGACCGCAAATAAAACTTTTTTAATCTTGCTCCTCGATGAACTGCATTAACTAATCTTCCATAAAGAGGATAACCGATTTCGGGATTTGTTTTTAATCTTTCAAGAAGTGCTAATGCACCATCTCCCGCTTGAATTACTCCATCTTCTGAGTTATCAATGTACTTTGCTTTTATTTCATCAATTTTATCATTAATAACATTAGCAATTTCAGTAATAGGAGTATTATCAAACCAGGTCTCTTGAGCCTCTTTTTTCTTTACATCTAAAATATTATCTGGATCATATAACCATGATAAATCCATGCCAACATTTTTATTATACATTCGCAAAAGAGTCATTTTCTTCATGCGGTTGTAATAATAATCAAAAGCTGCCAGTTGGCACATTTCTTTAATATTTTCTAAATATTCAGAGCCTTTATTTACTTTATATATTGCATACTTTTTTGGACGCTGTTCAAGATATTTTTCTATATCTTCAATAGAAATCTGTTTCGCCCCAAGTTGATGAAGATTATAAATAGAACCAAATAAAATTCTATGAAATTCCTGTGGGAAATCTTGTTCGTTAAATTTATATTTATCTTCTAAATCCAAAAGAGAAGGATTGATGAAAACATCTCCAATTACTTGCATATTTGCAGATACATCAACATACTTTGAACTCATTCATTATCCTCCTCTTCTAGCCACATATGCGGCGGCCGCACGTACACTCGCGGCGATTCAATTTCTACCACTTTTTCTTTTGATATTGTAAAATTGGAAATATCTTTTTCTTGATTTACTAACTGTGCTTGATATAACGCATAATAATAATTTAATGCTTGCTTATAAACGTAAGGAATAATACCTATACTACCATTGCTTTTATCTAAAGAATTACCTTCTTTTTCATAATACCATTTCAATGTTTTTAACATACCACTATATGTATAGTTATTTTCTTTAACATATCTTTCAGCAAGCTTTTTAGTTAAAATATAATTATAATCTTCTCCAAATAATTTTTTTGTATAATCATAAAAAGCCTCAATATCCCTTTCCTCTTGAGACATATTGGCTACATGATCTTCCCAACATTTCATATGAGCGTATCTACGTGCGGAGATTTGTTTTGTCGGTTCAATATCTCTATCAAATTGTTCACCACAATATAAACATTTTACTCGATGTGACATTTACAACATCTCCTTTTTAAATATTTTTCTATTTATATTATAACAAAAAAAAGAAAACTTGTCAAAGTATTGTAGCCCTTTGACAAGTTTATATATATTTATAATTATTCTGATTTTGTCTCTTTGGAAAGTAAGAGGAGATCATCATAAATCAAAGATAAAGCTTCAACTTGTTCACGAGAACATTGACTCATCTTCTGGCCCCTACCGAGGTAACGATCAGTAATCTGTACAATTCGAGGCTGATAAAATTCTTTAAAGACATCATCTGAATTATTATCAATCATTTCCTTAATTAGATTATTACAATTTTTCATAAGTTCATCAAAATTAAGATCTTGGGTTGTATCTTTATAAAGATTGTTCTTTTTATCTGTAAAAAATTCTTTTCCATCTTCTTGTGCCTGTTTATCTATTGCATCACTAATTGCAGTCACGAGATTATCATAAGAAAAATCAATATAATCTGGAGTATATTTAAATCTTGATCCAGCTTCATAACGAGATGTGCCTCGCATAAAAAGTTTTGTTAAATTATTACCATCTTTATCTGTAACAATTCTTGAATATCCAATAATGTCGGCCATTCTAGCTACAATATTGTTGGCTCTTTTATCAAGGGTTGGAACAATTTTGTTGTATTCATTTCCCGCCTCATCTTTAAAAACTTTGTCAGTGGCATGGGAAATAAGAATAAGACCATAATCCATCATTACAATAGATCTAAGACATTCATCGAATTCTTTTGATACTAATCCATAACCTTTTCCAAATGGGATGTCACTAATGCTATCAACTCCATAGCCGCCATCTGGGCGAAGTGCATTATCACAAATATACTTTGTACAGTAATCATAAGCAATATCTGTAGTATCAATGGTAATAGTATAAAACATTTCTTTAGCCTTTGGATCTTTTAACTGACGAAGAACTTTTCTAAATTCTGCCCAATTATTAATTGGTTGAGCCATAACCCCAGGAATAGCATTGTATCCTTTTTCAAAAGCTAAAAGAAGATTTTTTTCAAATTTTGAGGCTGTCGTTGTTTTTCCACTCTTGGGCTAGCCATAAAAAAAGATAGAATAACCTCTTAAATTTCGACTAACCTGGTGTGGTTGAATATTAAAAATATTAATATCTGCCATAATTATAATATCCTTTCTTTAAAAAGAAAAGGGGGAGGATTAATCCCCCTTTTATTAAAACACAAATCCACCTTCAGGCACAGTCTGAGCAGCTTTTGTTGCGGCTGCCGCATTGAAATTAACTCCATTCGTAGCCTTATTAACTTGGCGTTCGTTATATCTCTTTTCAACCTCTGCTAGCATAACCTGACGATCCTGACTCATTTTCTTTACATCCGCTGCTGTAAGAACTTCCTCATTATTAAAATCATAAGGAACCTTTGCGGTGCCAGTGATAACATATTCACGATTTTTTCTTTCATATGTTTGGACTGCTGCTTCACCAAAAGCAGACTCTTCTGTCCTCTCCGTTTTAATGGTCATACAATTAATATGTCCCCAAACCTTTGTAAAAACTGGATCGGAAGGAGTAATATCAAGATTCTCAAAATAATTCATTCCCATTTCATTATGAACAACGAAAGATACAGGAAGAAGTACTGGACCATATCCAAAAATAGCACCACTAACGGTTGTAAAATCTTTTGTAATATTTTTTTCAGGATTAGCGTCAATATGGGTTACTTTTGTAATTAGCATATCTACTGTAAAAGTATTTCTTTCCGTCTCCGGCCCAAGTTCATTTACAATAGAACAAAAACCATTTTCATTTCTAATTGCTGCAACCTTAGAACCATCTCCCGCAATAAAATCATTAAGTGCAATAGCAGCTCCAGTACACTGAACCTTAAATGCATTATCCTTGCCGCCATTTACCCAAGTTTTATCGGGATTATCAATAATTCTCTTGAGCGCAACATAAGTGTTATTAGTTTGACCACTCTTTAAAGTTTCAGTTACATAAGTATAATGAACGGTGATTACATTTAAACCAGCCTCATCTACGACAATATCAAGGTCACCTGCAATATACTTAGTACCAGGATTTTTTGAATTTTCTCCAGAAACCCTTTCAGAAAGCTGATTAAAATTACTACCTGTACTATAAACATATCCTTCAATTTTTTCTGTGTTAATAAATTTTGCGTTTGCTTTCATTTATTTTCTCCTTATTAAATCAACTTTTTACTTTTATATTATAACAAAATTTTTTTTAATTGTCAAACTGATAATTTTTTCCAGCTTCTGTAAGTGAGTATCGAACTGGATCCTTACCAGTTTTTTCAACATACCCATCATTTTTCAGTTTACGCATAGAGCCAGCAATGGAACGACCTGAGGTAAAAAGAGCTTCCGCGGCTTCATTGGATGTAAACAAGTTATTCATTGTATCTACATTCTCTTGCATCCAAGAAAGCAATTTCTTACCGTTTTCTGTCATGGCTCCTGAATTTTTTACTTTATTATTTTTTAAATCTTCAAAAAAATCAAAAGCATCTTTCCAAGCTTCTTTTGTTGCATCGTCCCATGCATTTACCATGGCTGCATCCATAATTTCATTAACAAATTCAATAAATCTTTCTTTCTTAGTCATTTGTAATTTTTCTCTTTTCATTTATAATATAATTTCATCTTGTAATTATATTATAACATTTTATTTTTTATTTTTCAATTTGAAAAGGAATATTTTCATCATCAAAAATAAAATATTGAGCATAAGGGAGAGAACGACACCATTTAATAAAATTATTATTAAATGGATCATCCTGTCCGCTCCATTCATTTAATTTATGGTTTTTTCTTTGATGACAAATGACATGAAGAGTTTCATAATTTCCAGTCCAGGTTCTAGTTTGTAACCAACCTTCTGGCAGCCACCGCACCAATTCTTTCCAATATTTTTTATCTTTTGTTTCAAGATATTTTTGACGAAGAAATTCAAGTTGTTCAATCATAAAATCCGCGAACATACCAACATCATTTTGAGCACCAGGAACTTCATAATATACTGCGGCTGAATTAAAATCATCAATTTCAAAACTTTCAAGAGTAATAGGTTTGCTGGTTAATTTATGCATTGTAGATGTACTATTAGCTACGGTAGATACTTTATAAGTATCCATTTCCTTCCACCAATAAATTGGAGCAGTAATATCAACAGATACAAAAATTTGACGTAAAAACTTGCGGTGTTCTGGACCAGCTTTAATAAGAGTCTGAGCTAGTTTCATGTCCTGCGGACCGATAAAAGCCAAATCAGCAACATTATCATTTAATCTTAAAGTTCCATTTTCAACAAGTTTATCAGCGTATAACTCTGCAAAATAACAGCCTTCATCGGTAAATTCTTCTGGCCAATTAAAATCAGGATGAAAAGCCTTGACCCATTTATCTGCAATTTCCATATCTTCACTTACATAACTTAAATCCACAATTCCAAAAAAACTATCACTTTTATCCCAACTATTTTTAGGATTTCTCATACCTCTAATGGCATGTTCAAAACCCCAAACTTGTGTATTTTCAAATTTCATTTTTTATTCCTCCCCTGTTGATGTTGAAACAGTAATGCTATCAGTAGTAAGATTAGAACATCTATAATAATAATAAGGGGGATTATCAGTATATGGGGAGGTGTATACATAAGTATTTTTTTTATTATAACCTTCCCAATAACTTTCATTTAAAAGCTACTCTAACTATTTTTTTGTTAATTCAATTTTACCATTTGTATTTAAATTAAATACTTTTATCATGTTTTATTCCCTTTCGTTGTATTTAGACCAAATTTATTACTCTGATACATCTATATCCAAAACTTTTCTTTTTCATTTAATAAATCTTTAGAACATTTTTCTAATAATTCAAAAGTAAAATTCCAAACCTTATCTCTTTGCATGGTATTGTATAATTTATTAGTAGCAGATGCATCAATTCCCAAACCGCATTTACAATGTTGTTTCATTCTTTCTTGTATATTAACACTTTGGCCAATATAGCATTCTTCTGTAATTAAATCAGTAATTTTATAAATACCAGAAAGAGGCTTTTTACCAAAAACTCTATCACACAACTATGTCATCTGTTTTTGAAAATATTGAGTCCATATAAGCTTACTTAAAACAATAGGATTATGAAAAGAGGCTTTTAAATTCTATAACATTTTTACATCAGCTAAATCTGTTTCATTAATTGAAAGTTTATAAAAATTTAATTTATCTTTCTTTTCTTGCTCGCGGAGGCGCGCTTGGACGCCAGCACTAAGCGAAGCCCGCAATTCATTAATGTCATTTTGTATTTGCTATTGCTATCTCATAGCAGACTATCTAATGTTGTTTAAATCACAATTAATAATCTTAATTTCTTGAGAAGCTTGATTATTAATTTTCTAAAGATTTAATTTAATTAATTCTTTTTCTTTCTATAAATCTGCATTTAGTTCTTTTTTGCGCTACTATTGAAATTGTAATAATTTTTTATTTAATTGTTCTTTTTGTTGATTTTCTGAATAAATTAAATTATTTCTATCAATTTGCAAAGTATAAATTTCTTTTTCTAATTGCTACTTATACTATTCTTGCTATTGATTTTTATTAATTTTTATTTGATTAGCATTATAGAAAAAAAATATACCATATATTAAAAATATAAGACTTAATATTAATAATATCATATTTAATTCTCCCATATAAAAATAAAAGGTTGGATAAAAAGTATCCAACCCCTTAAATTTATATAATTAAATTAGTCTTCAGCAGTTGGATCAAATGCACGACCTGCATCTGTAAGCTGGATAAACTTAATTGCCTTATGAAGACCAGTGCTAGGATCTTCAATCTCTGCGGGGACACGGACCATAAGCGGAACCTCATTCTTATCAGCATCCTTATGACGCTGGAAAGCAGAAGTTACAATACCATTAACTGACTTTACAGAAAGTCCGGTCGCATCTGCAATATCCTGTGCAGTAAAATCCTCACCGTCATGTGCCTTTACAAAATCATAAACAATCTTACTATTCTCTTTTAACATGTTTTTTCTCCTTATATTTTAAAATAATTTATTTTATTAAGATGAATTTTATATTTATCACCTGTATTTTTATTATACTAAAAATTTTTTATAATGTCAAAAATATTTGGTGAATAAAAATATTAATTTTTAAATTTTTTAGCTTGCTCAACAAAAACAACTTTTCTGTAACTATTCATCTTATTTACATTTATATTATATTAAAAAATTTTTTAATTTTCAATGTATTGTTTCATAAAATCTAGTTCTGAAATAATTGGTATGCCATACTTTTCAGCGGTAATATTTTTAGATGATGCACTATTTATATCATTATTAATTAATAAATCTGTTTTTTTAGAAACAGAATCAGACACCTTTCCACCATGAGCTTCAATAACAGCTTTTAATTCAGCTCTATTTTTAAATGTAGTAAGTTTTCCTGTAATAACTATAGTTTTTCCTGTAAGATTATTATTTATTTGAACGTTGTTAACAACAGGGGCTTCAAAGATTAAAAATTTAGAAATTCTATCAGCTTCCGCATAATCAAAATTTTTAATACTTTTATTCATTTCTTCTCCAAAATTATCTAACATGGAAAAATCATATTTATTATCATCAATTGCATTGCGGAAATCTTCATATGTTTCAAAATAATTTATTAAATCTTTTGCAACTGCTCGTCCTATGAGGGGGATACCAATCGCAGATATAAAAGCATCAAGAGTTGTATGTTTTGAGTCCTCTATTGCATTTAAAATTTTAGCAGCTGATTTAACTCCAAAACCTGGTTTCTGTATAAGTTCCATCCCATGTGCATTGGATAAGTTATATAAATCTTCTATAGATTCTACCCATCCCCATTCAATAAATTTTCCAAGAGTTGCTTTTGATAATCCTTTAATATCAAGTCCTTTTTTCCCACAAAAGTGATCCAATTTATTAACTAATCGCGATTCGCATTGTTCATTTGTACAATATAACACCTCACTGTCATTTTCTTTTTTTATTTTTGTTGGCTTACCACAATAAGGACATATTTTAGGAATTTCAATTACAGGAATGTGTTTCAGATTATCTCTTTGTGCGCTTTCTACCTGAGGAATAATTTGATTAGCTTTATAAATAAATACTTTTTGACCTGGAAAAGCTTCACCCATAAGTTGCGTCATAATGGTAATATTATGAAGACTTGCTCTATTACAAATTGCACCATCAATTTCAATATCATTATAAATCAAAACTGGAGTAAGTTGTCCAGTTCTTCCCATTGTCCATTCAATATCTTTTACTTCTGTTTCATACGTTTCATCATAAAACTTATATGCTAACCCCCCTTTAAAATGATGATCTGTGCGGCCGGCCGCATTATACTCATTAATGTCATCATATTTAAAAACAATGCCATCAATAGGATAAGATAAAAATTCACAATCTTTTTTAATTTTTTTAATATATGTTTCAATAGAAGTTAAATCTGTTGCATCTCCATTAATAAAAAATGGAACCACTGTAAAACCAAATTCTTTTAAAATATTTAATTCTACGCTTAAATATTTTGATGCCAATCCTTCTGTTTTAAAAGAAGTTATTACATCCCAAGCGACAAAAGTAAGATTTCTATCTTTACATTCTTTTGAATCTAATAATCTTATGCTTCCACTTGCAAAATTTCGAGGGTTTTTATATGTATCTTTAAAAGACTCAAAATTTTTATAAGTGCAAATAATTTCTCCATCAACAATGAGTTCGTCTTTATAATCAATTTTTTTAGGAATAGAAGGAATTACTAAAGCATTATGAGTAATATCTTCCCCTTCTATCCCATTACCTCTTGTTTCTGCGGAAATTAGTTTACCATCAATATATCGTAAAGAGCAGGTTAAACCGTCCATCTTTGCCATAGCAATCCAATTGTGTCTATTAACAAAAGATTTTATATCTTCAATGTTTTTTGTTTTATCAAGAGAAAGCATTGGGTGATTATGTTTAACTTTTTTTAATTCAGATACTTTTTCAAAATGAATATTTTGAGTTGGAGAGTCTGGATAAATAATACCAGTCTCTTTTTCCATTTCTTGCAATTTAAAATATAATGCATCCCATTCTTTATCAGAAATTTCTGGGCAACCTGCATCATAAAGTTTAGTTAATCTATTTAATTCATCTATTAAACTTCTGACTGTCCATTCTTTCATGGTTTTATTTCCTTTATTTTTTATAATTATATTATAATATATTTTTTTATAAAAAGCAAATGAGGGACAAAAGTCCCTCATTATTAAAATTTTACAATAGATGAAATATTTGATTTTATCATAATATTACCAAAACTTGTTCTAGTTAATAAAGGTAAATCTGTTGCGGCAATACATATAGAACTTGGCTGGCCAGTAAGAAGAATTGTATCATTATTTAAAACAACTGTTGCACCAGCAATTTGTCCATATACAGCGCTTGGTTTATAAATTACTAATCCCTTTCCGCCTCTACCCTGAACTGTAAATTCTTTAATAGAAGTCTTTTTGCCATATCCTTTTGTAGAAAAAATAGCAACAGTATCATTATCTGAATGAATTGGAAGCCCTACAACAACTTCATCATTTTCATCTAATTTTATAGTTTTAACACCTGCCGCGACTCTACCAATAGGATTAACATTTTTACTTTCAAAATGAATAGACATGCCATTTTTTGTAATTACAAGTATATCTTCTTCATTGATAAATTCAACATTAGCAATAGAATCACCATCATTAATTTTAATTGCGGCAATTCCTGTACTTCGTTTTACTTTTGTATATTCATCAAGAAGTGTCTTTTTCATTAATCCTTGTTTAGTAAAAAATACTACATATTTTGAAGTATTACTTCTTGCTAGAGAAGTAATAGCAATTACTTCATCATCTTGATCCATATTGATTAAAGTTCCAACATAGATGCCTTTTGATGTATTTGTTCCAACTGGTACTTCATCTACAATAATTTTAAACATCTTACCCTTTTTAGTAAAAAGAAGAAGATTATCAATAGTATTAGTAGAGATGGTAGACATAATTATATCATCTTTTGTCTTAACACCTTTTCCATTTTTTCGTTGTACTTTAAAATTATTTTTAGGTACACGTTTAATATCTCCAGTTTGAGAAAGAATTACAACACAATCTTCTGGAATAACTTCTTCAATAATTTTATCTTCTGGCTTAATTTCAATATTAGTTAATTCTGTGCGGCGAGTATCACCATATTTCAAAACTAAATCTCTTAATCGTTGTCTTAAAATGTGTTTTTGTAAATCTTCAAAAGATAAAATCTGATTTAAACTTCTAATATTATCTTCTAAAGCTCCTTGCTCTTCCTCTAACTCAACTTTTTCAAGTTTTGCAAGAGAAGAAAGTCTCATAGCTAAAATTGCTTTAGCTTGATTTTCTGTAAATTGATATTTCTTAATTAAGTTTTCTTTTGCGGCAGTCGCATTTTCAGAGCCTTTAATCAGCGCTATGATGTTGTCAATATCCTCAAGTGCCCGCAACAAACCATTAACAATTTCAAGTCTATTAATAGCTTTGTCTAAATCAAATTTAGTTTCTCTTTTGATGCACTCAATATTATGGTCAACATAAATTTTAATACAGTCTTTAAGATTTAATTCAGTTGGCACCTTATCAACAAGAGCAACTTGATTATAGCTAAATGAACTCTGCAAATTTGTTTTTGCAAAAAGTTTATTTACAATATTTGCAGGATTAGTGCCTTTATCGCATTCAATGACAATTCTAACACCTTTTTTATTAGATTCGTCGCGAATATTATCAATACCATCAATTTCCTTTGAATCAGAAACTTCACCAATTTCAGTCATTAATTCTTCAATTGTTGTTCCATATGGAATTTCTGTAAAGATAATTTTTTGTTTATCAATTTCAAATTTACTACGAATTTTAACGCTACCATGTCCTGTTTTCATAATGGCGGGGATGTCTTTAGAATTAATAATAACCCCTCCCGTTGGAAAATCTGGACCAGGTAACATTGGTTCTTCACCAGTTAAATATTGAATAATAGCTGCCGCAACCTCCACAAGATTATGTGGTGCCCAAGAGCAAGCCATAGCAACACCAATTCCGCTATTAGGATTACAAAGAAGATTAGGAAAAACACTTGGTAATTCAACAGGTTCTTCTGTTGTTTCATCATAGTTAGGAATAAAATCAACATTATTTTTCTTTAATCCCTGGAGCATTCCATCTTCAGCAAGTTTAGACAATCTTGCTTCTGTATAACGAGGCGCTGCAGGTCCATCTCCCGCCTGATTACCCACATTCCCATGAAAGTCAATAAGAGGATAGCGCATTACCCAATCTTGGGCAAGACGGACTAATGCACCGTAAATAGATGAATCCCCGTGAGGATGATAGGAACCCATTACGTCTCCAACAATCTTCGCGCATTTTACATGAGGTTTATTACTGGTTCTTCCTCCTGTAAAAGCTCCATAAAGAATTCTTTTAGCAACTGGTTTAAGACCATCAACAGCATTCGGTATTGCGCGGTCTGAATTAACAGAAACGGCGTATTCAATAAAGTTTGTACTTAATTCTTTTATTAAATCACTCTGCATTATTAATTACCTCATAATTTACTTCTAAAGGGAATCCCCAATCTTCTATTTCATAATCATCTACAACCAATTCTAAATCTGATAAAATTTCTTCTTCTTCAACGAAATTTAAAGGATCTTCTTTTAACTTTTTAAATTCTTCTTCTGTTAATTCTAAAATCCCTTCTTTATGACCATATCGAAGGTGCCCAAAGACATAATCCAATGGAATATCAAATCTAACTTTAATTTTTTTATCTTGCATTACTCTCTTCTCCATGAAAATTATTATTTATTTTTTGAAGTAATGATTCAAAATATTTTAAATCCTCTTTATCTTCTATATTTCTTCGTTCTTCATCTTCTTTACTGTAACTAAATTCACTTATCCACATTGAAGAAGCTTCTTCTATTGCTCCTTTATACGCATCATATATTTCATTTAATACTTTTAATATATCAGATTCCATAAGTTGCCTCCTGTGAATGTTGCTGAATAAATCTTTTTCTTGGAAGAATTTGAGTCCCCATTAAATCATCAAATAATTTATTAGCTGCCGCAATATCTTCCACAGTTACTTGTTTAATAATTCTTTTATCTGGATCTACTAAAATTGAGGTCTCATCTGGTGACATTTCCCCGAGTCCTTTAAGTCGATTGACAAGATACTTTTTTCCTTTATGACTAGTTCTATATTTTTCAAGTTCCGTATCATCTTTTAAATAAATATAAGTATCTTTGCCCTCTGTAATTTTATAAAGAGGAGGAACTCCTGCATATACATATCCATCAAGAATTAATTGCGGACAGAAGGTCCATATAAAAGTGTAGAACAAATTTTTAATGTGACTTCCATCAACATCAGCATCGGACTCGATTATGATCTTCCCATAACGAAGGTCTTCTTTGTTATAAGTCAGTTTCATAGTCTTCATATCAACAGTAAGACCAAAAGCATCAATCATCGTCATAATTTCAGCATTTTTTTGAATTTTATCAAGTGTTGCTTTTCTTACATTAAGGATCTTACCACGAACAGGCATAACTGCGACAAATTCATTATCACGGGCCAGTTTTAAATTACCAGAAGCCGAATCGCCCTCTGTTACATATATCTCACATTTCATACGGTCTTTAGACCAACAATCCGCGAGTTTACTATCAAATTTAAGAGCTTTTTGCTTCTTTTTATTTTGTTCTCTTGCCTTGTCTCTTGCTTTCTTTGCGGCATCTCGTGCCTTACGGGCAGTAACTGCTTTTTCAAAAATAGATTTTACTTCTTTTTCATTATTATTAAGCCATATATTAAGATTTGTGCTTAAAGCAGAAGTAAATGGCGTCATATCAATTTTTGTAATTCTATTTTTAACTTGTGCATCATATCCAACATTAGGGGCGGTAATGTTAAATACTACATACATTCCTTCTTGAATATCATCACCAGTTAAATTAGTATCTTTTTCTTTCAACCATTTTTTTTCTTTAAAAAATTTATTAAATTCTCTTGTAATAACGGTTTTAATTTGAGTGATATGAGGTCCCGATTCGGTTAGACCAGTATTAACATAAGGAACTATAGTTGAAGAATAATTTCCAGCATAGGTAAGAACCATATCAAGCTTATTTTTATCTTCTGAAAAATTCATTGAAAAACGATTATTAATAAGTTCTGTATTTTTTACAGCTTTATCTACTAAATCATTAATGCCATTAGTTGAATAATATTGAATAGAATTATTTTCTCCAAGATTTAAATTAATAGTTAACCCCGGACAAAGACATACGATTGTTTCAAATAAATCTTTAATTTTATTTATTTCTACCTCAGTATGAGTAAAAAATTCTTCTGAAGGTTGCCATGTAACAATTGTGCCAGATTTTTTATCTTTGCACTTTCCTAACTGTCTTTTGTTAAAAACGCCTTCAACAAATTTAATTTCTTCAATTTCGCCATCTCTTTGAGTGGTAACGTCTAACCAATGACTTAAAAAAGTAGTAATTTTACTACCAATACCAAAAGAACCAAGAGAGGTTCCCTCGTAGGTTCCATCATCACGATATTTTCCTGAAGTGTTTAACACACTAAAAGCAGCTTCAAGAATTGTTTTTCCATCTTCTCTAAAAGAATTGGGAATAAATCCTTGACCATAATCTTGAACTGTAACAATATCTTTATTAATAGTTACATCAATTCTATTACCATGACCGAGCCTATACTCGTCAACAGCGTTAGAAATTATTTCTACTAATAACTGAGTTGAATATGTACAATCGCCTGCATATACTTGCGGGCGTAATCTGGTAAATTCAAGGGGCGAGAGACTTTCAATACTGTCCTCTGTATACAAATGTTTATCAACCATTTATTTTACCTCTTTCTTTATTATATAATATATTATAACATAATTTTTTAATTTTTGCAAACTTTTTTACAAGAGTTCAATATTTATATGATTTTGTAATATAATATTTGAAAATTTTGACACGTCTGCCGTTGCAAGAGCATCTGCCAATTCATTTCCTATAATTCCTTTATGACCATCGACTTTAATTATATAAATTTGATTTATGAAAAAATTTATATTATAATATTCATATAAAGATAGTATAATATCTAAATTTTTTATTGTTTCATTTTTACTATTTTTCCAATTATTTTTACTCCAAGAGTAAATCCAAGAAGTGAGGATATTTATACAATATGCAGAATCTGAATAAATAGTTGCTTGCTGATTTTTATACTTTGTATTTAATAATTCAAAAGTTTTTAAAAATGCCTTTAATTCCATTTGATTATTTGTTACATTATCAAAATATTCACAATAGGCATCAATTAAATTGCGGCGATCATCGAATATTACTATACCAAACCCGCCCTGAGAATTTTCATACCCATTGCCGCGGCAACTTCCATCTATATAAATATATAACATATATAAGTCTCCTTTTTTATTTTATAATATATTATATAATAAATACTTATATTTTTCAAATAAAAAAAAATAGGTGGTTTAACGGCGTAGCCGTTATAACCACCTATATAAAAAATATTATTTTAAATAATCTTTAGAACAAAAACCAGTATAATCTTTATACTGTACATAATACCAGTTATTAGTATAATAACCATAACAAGTTACTTTACTATTTTTAGGTATTACAACAACAACATTTTTAGATAGATTTGCTCCTGTTCGTAAATTTAAATTTGCAGTTGTAACATATGTTCTTGCAATGGATTTATTAAAAGATTGAGCATCTTCTATCTTTTTTGCTTGTACTGGTGCAGGAGTAGGTACTTTTTCAGTATCCTTAGATAAAGTAATAATTTCTGTCCAATCTGGTTCTCCTATATAAATCCAACCAGCCCCAGATTTTAATTTTCCCCAATCTCCAGATACTTCTGTTATTGTAAAAGAGCCTTTTCCAGTATATCCATTAGAAGAATATTTTGTACTTGCTCCTTGTCTTATATTTAAATCATCAATAAGAACTTTCACTGTAAAAGGAACAGCTGGATAATTGGTTGTTTTTGTTGTTTCTTCTGCTTTTTGATCTGTTGTTGGAATTTTTTCAGATCCTGATTTATTAATTCCAGAACGATAATCTGCTAAAACACTCTTAAATTCATCCCAAGTCCAAGATGTCTTTAATTTGTTATTTTTAACATAAGGATTTGGACAAATTTTTCCTGTAACATCATAATGTCTAATAACATGATTAATGTCAATATTATATTTATCCATTAATGTACTAACTAAATAAACTAAAGATTCTTGAGTTTCTTCAGTAAAATACCATTGGTTACTATTGGCATTTGGACTTTTCACAGAGGGGTCGGTATAACAGACTCCATTTTCAATACCAATGCTATTAAAGTTAGTACAAATTCCATGGTATTGATGTCCCTTTGATCCTTGAAGGCCTCCGCCGCAATGCCATACAATTGCAGTTGAAGGATCTGCGACTTTATAAATATCGCCATTTCTTGCAACATAATAATGGCCACCAAAACCGCGGTCCCCGCCAGAACCATATAAATAAGGATTATCTGCATTAGGAACTCCTAAATAATGAATAACAATCCACTAAATAGGATTGTTGCCTCTTGACATTGGAATTTGATTTAAATTAGCAGCAGTAATATCTTTAATAGTTTTTGATATAATTTTCATATTTTGATCTCCTAAATTTTGATATTCATTTTTTAAAGCGTTTGGAATATAATTAGAAGCATCTATTTTTGATAAATCATCATATTGTGTTAAATTATGCTTTTTTATAATATTTATTATTGAGTTTGGATAATTTGGATCAGTTGCATATCCGCGATTACTAACCTATTTAATTAATAATGTTGGATCTTTTATATCTACAATAACTTTTCCATATTTTGGTTTTTTATTATATCCTTCATTACTTGCATATAATAAAAATAAAATAAAATCACAAAAACTTTGTTCTATATCATCAAAAATTCTAAAGTTATCTTTGATATTTGTTAATTTGTTTGAATAAACCTATGGAGTGTTTTTATTAAAACTTTTTCCTGGCCAAACACTTTTATCATACCAAGTTGAATTCAATAGTTCAGCCTTTTGACCAATCATATTATTATACTATAATAAATATTTAATTTCAGGATTGTCCCAATAAGATGATATACCATATCCGTTTTCTAGACACGCTTGAGCAATTAAGACAGATGGTAAATATCCATATCTTTTACAAGCTTTTTGTGCATATGGCGAGATGGTTAAAATAAATTCTTGTTCAGATGAAAAATTTGTTTTCATAGAATAAACCTCTTTATCCTTTTGCTTTTGGCTTATTATATGTCATAGCCTGCGCGCTGTCAGTAATACCTGCAGTTGTTGGATCATTTAATGCATTCCAAATAGAAACAACTACAAGTCCAAGAACATACGGGTTACGGATTGCTTCAAGTAAAATATTTCCAAGAGTTTGCCAAGATGTTAAATCTTGAAAAGTTAATCCAGCATAAGCAAGAACTGGAGTAAGAATTGAAAGAATAAGTTGAACAATAAATACAGGATTTTTAAATCTAACTTTAAAATTCATTTGAAACCTCCATAAAAGAAAAATCTTAGAGAATATTTCTTCTCTAAGATTTATAAAAAATATCATAATGTAATTATTTAATTTTGCCCTTGTATAGTATTTTTTCTTTGATTAATTGCAGTAATCATATCTTCGTACGCGACAGGAGTGCAATTGTGTGCATCACAGTTTACATTATACATCATGTCATATTCACAAAATGGATTGGGCGAATGAGTGTGTCCATGAATAGAATATGTTTTACTATTATCAAAATTACCAGACAGTAGAGGATAATGCGTAAGAAGAAGAGTGTTCTTTTTTTCTTTTAATCTATAACCAAATTGAATATCATCAAAATTATACAGATTACGAAAAGCATTAAGACGATCTGTGGTATCATGGTTTCCTATTGCTAGCTTAATCTTTCCATTAAGTTGTTTGATCAGCTTGATTCCAGTATCCAAATCTCCCATAATAAAATCACCAAGATGATACACTACATCATCATATTTTACAACCTCATTCCATCTTTCGATAATTGCATTATTCATATCCCAGACTGAATCAAAACCGCGAGCTTTCCAAATAAACTCTTTGTTATGATTTAGATGAGTGTCTGAAATTAGCCAAATATTTGACATTATAACATCTCCCCCTTATAAGTTAACTTATCTTCTTTACTATTGTAACGATAAATTCTATAAAATCCTTCTTCAAGAGAAGGTTCAACAAATTGTTTATTCATATGACGAAGAATAATTCTTGGCACATAGGCGCGAGTGCCTTTTCGTAATTCATTTCTTTCAAGACAGGTTTCAACATCTTCATCAATCCAGATTAAATTTGCATGATCATAGCCTTCAACATGTTCAAGAAGCCAATGTCTAGCTTTTGGAGTTAAAGAGGTTTGATCAACAAAGGTGTCTTTTCCAGCCGCAAGTGCTTCATTAATCTGTTTCCAAAAAGTTGTAAGCACTTCATCTTCATGTGAAAAATAATCTTCTTCTGGTTTAACAATAGAAAATCTAATAGCATCACGAGAGATTACTACAGAAGTATCTTTTTTTATTCTATTTTTAAGAAAAGTAGATTTACCTGCTCCAGGAACGCCGCACATTAAAAATAAATCTGCCATATTAAATAATTCCTTTTTGTTTCAATTTTCCTCTAAAAATTCGATATGGTTCTTTTCTATTGCCATCTTTATCAAAATTATTATATTTTAATTCAAGTTGAAAATCTTCATAATTATAGTCACTATAAATAGAACGAACCTCTGCATGATTCCATTCTTTTTCGCAATAAATACAATACAATTTTTTTAAATGACCCGCTTCTCGATATTGCCCTGGCTTACGAATGATTGGCAAACCTTCCTTGCCACAATTACAACAATACATTTTTGAAATTGTAAAATCTTTACATTTTCCCATAATTAATACACATCCTTTCTTTTTTATTTATATATATATTATAACAAAAAATAATAAAAAAAACAAGGTGGTAATTTTATTACCACCTTGTAAAATTTTATTACTGATGATATTTTAGAAGAAATTCATTAGATACTGCTTTAAAGGATTTAGAACCATCCTTAGAACGAAATACAATTCCTTCACGAAGATCGTGATCGCAAACAGATTCTGCGGTTGCATAAGTAAGCAGTTCTTCAACAGTATCAGGTAGAATAAAATTAGTATCAAGAACTGGAACACAAGGAATGTTCATATGTTCCTGGAGAAGATCAACCATCTTTTCAGTTCCCCAACGCCCATCTTTAGAGGTAATAAAATTAAAAGCCATAAAAGCATGTTCGGGAACATGATAATCTCTCTTCTGGATACCAGGTCCATAAGTCTCGCCCTGAATAGTAATCCATTCACAATCTGCAAAATGATTATACAGAAGATCTTTCATTTTATTGTAAATATCATACTTTTCTGCCATTTCAGTATAAACATTAGTATCATAGAAACAAGTCTTGTCTGGCTTGTCAAATACTACATTACGAGAGCAAATATAAAACTCATCTTTGCGAGGCCATTTTCCGCGTTTCATGGTAAAAGTAGTAGAAGTGCCGTCAATTTTTTCAGTCGCAATCCAAGGTTCCTTATCATTCAGAATCCAAGGCATATTCTGAACGCGTTCTTCATCAGTTTTTACCACCCATGCGGGCCATCCAGATTTCTTATCTCTTTTACGTCCAAAAAATGCGAAAAGAAGTTTTCTTCCCCAAGCTCGTTTCATAAGCCATTTAAAAGGCTGATGAGAAAATAGCTTACCATTACGTTGAGCCATTTTCTTATACTTATCAACAGAGTTTGCTTTACGAGTATTATCTTCCGCAACATAATAAGTTACACCAAGCTGCTTGGTAAGGAAACGAGATTCATTACCAGAAGAATGTGCAACATTATTATTATCTAACATTCCTGCTGGACTGACTTTTTCAATACCATTGTCCTTATAAGGAAGTTCATAAAAAGGCGTCCATCCAAAATTCGCAGCAGACATAAGAAGTCCCTGAGAAATAGACTTACACATTTTCTGAGTTTTTACTTTATATCCCTTTTTAGCAAGAAATTCCATATTAGTAAAAGGTTCTACCTCAGGAAGCTTAGAATCAATTTCAAAATAGATTGCAGGATCTCCTGCTTTAAATTCACCTTTACCAACAACAATAGTCCAACCACCAACATGGGCAAGTTCAACTCGATCATATCCTTCAATAGGGGCTACTGCATCAACGGTAACTACGTATGCAAGTTCTCTTTCATTATTTTTATTCAGCATTGTTTTCACTCTCCTTTTTCATTAATTCACGTTCATGAGCAATAGCTTCATCGCAATTATTAAAAACAGTTCCATCTGTACAAGTCCATTCGGCCTGAGTTAAAACAAGTCGTTTTTTAATTTTTGTTCTGGTACTTTCACTTATAAAAGTATTACTATGAGCATCATAGTAATCTTCTGGAATCAACTGTCCTATTTTAACTTTTTCCCAACCATTGCCATTCTGCCGACCTGCCGTAGATGGAGAAAAAATCAATGCAGTTTTATCTTCAAAAAAATTATAAACTTCAACCAAACAATTATCTTTTTTATAAAACATTTTCATTATACTCACTCTCTCTTTCTTTTGTTAATTCATTAATAATATAATCCCAATTTTCAAGAAGATAAGGACATACATCATATTCATTTAAATTTTCATCATAAGCACATACATTTTTCTCAAAAGCATTTCCATATGGGCATTTATGACTTCTTTTACAATGTTTCATGTCTTTATCTCCTTTCTTATATTATTATATCAAATTTTTATTTATAAATCAAATCGAGATTATCAAGGTTAATATTTTCATAGATTTTTATTAAAGAATTATATAAATTATAATGTCCACAAAAATATTTATAAACATCAAGAAAACAATCATTAAATAACATTAACATTTGTTTTCCTTGATATTTTGGATATATTCGAAGAGAATGAAAATGCCCAAATACCCAAAGATTATAATTTAAATTATATTCAATTTCACCAAGCCATCGTTCGGTGGTTTTATCAACAGTAGACTGGTCCACAGCAGATAAAAATAGATCAGTGGGTTCATAAATAAT